TTACTCCTTACACTCCGGCAAACCTGCGACACTGGTAAGCAAACTCAGGAGGCCCGCCAGCACAGCCGCAGAGCCAACCATGAGCCAGTTCACATCCCCCAGCACGGCGGCGGAGCCGATGGTCGCGACAGCGGTCTGCGCCACGGTCTTGACGGCGCGAACGCCTGCGCACTTGAGCCATTTCAAAAACTTTTCGCTTTTCATTTCAAAATCTCCTTTTAATTTGGTTTGTGAAACCCTTCCAGATCCCCGATCCGGGATTTATTACTTTAATTTGCTCTCCCACCACAGGCATTCTTTTCGCAAAGTTGTTGTGCTCCCGGACTTCCCGGGTCAGCTCATCCACCTTCGCCTCCATGACCGCCTGGGACTTGCTGTTGGCGATCAGGACGCCAAACAGGGTAATGGCCCCGGTGATGACGGCGGCTAAAATCGTCTCCATTTGTATCCTCCTTATCCGTTCCACCTGGAGTACTTTCCCACGTCCACGTGGATGCCCCAGTCGTACAGGCCGATACCGCCGGTTTTGCCCATGACCGCCTCCGCCGCAGCCTTCATTGCCGCAGGGGAAACGGAGGAATGCAGGTCGGCAGCTCTGCCATAGAGGTGCTCGGAGTTATACACGCCGCCCACCTCCGCGTTATGCTTGGCGCAGCGCACACCGCTGCCGCCGCTTTCCACGATGGTGATGGGAACGCCCAACCTTTCCCGGATTCTGTCCAGCGTGAAAATCAGCTCCTTTGTGGGCTCATAGGGGAAGCCATTGCAGTACTTCCCGCCGCACTGGCAGCGGAACTCCTCCCGGGTGAAGTATTTGCTGCCATAGATGCCTTTGCCGGTCTGGACAGCTTCCGTGCTGGAATCCATCTTCGCCACCGTCCCTGCCACGGCTCCCACCAGGCCCTCTGCGCCAACGCCGTAGTCCGCCCGGAAGCGTTCCAGCGCCGCCTGCGTCCGGGGGCCGTCCAGCCCGTCGATGCCGCCGGGGTCGTACCCCAGATACGTCAATAGGCATTGCTGCTGTTTGACTGTCATTTTGTTTTCCTCCCTTGGTAAAGTCATTGTGTGCTGCCTGTCTGCATTGCAAGATAAAGTTGCTTCACGGTGTCGTCGTCAAAGGCCGCGTCATAGATCCGCACGTCCTCAATGCGTCCGGTTGCTTTCCAGGTCTTATTGAATTGCCCCAATACGAGTTGATCGCTGCTGGTTATATCACCGATGTCATAGCCCAGCATAGCGCCGTACATCCAGTTGCCGTCCAGCCATGCGCCCCACTGGCTTGCATCTCTTACCAGTGTGAGGTAATGACAGCCGTCCTCGCTGAGGGTAAAGCCGGTGGGATTGATCCGGAAACCGCCGCTGCCAAGCATGCACATGGGGTCGGTGGCGGTATGCCCATTTTCGATGTAAACTGAGCAGCGGGCATGGACAGTCTCGGAATTTGCCTCCGCCCACACAATGACCGCGTTCCCTCCCTCGGTCGCGGGGGCGAAATCCCTGAATTTGACCGCGATGGTCCACTGCTGCCCGGGCTCCCGGAACGGCTGGAAGTTGGTGGTGAGACCCGAGCCGGAAGCGGTCAGCGTTCTCGGACTGCGGAGCTTATACGCCCAGGTGCCGAAATCGTCCCCGGTGGGCAGATCCGGAGGCGCAGGGACATTCCCGGTGGAGCCCTTGGAAACACACGGCGCGATGTGCTCCCAGACGATTCCCGCTATCGCCTGATAGCCATAGAAGCTGTAGTGGCAACCGTCGCCGCTGTCCAGCACCCGGGGAACGCCGTTCACCAGTTCCCCATCCCAGCGGTTGGTTTCGGCGTACAGCAGGCCCCGCTCCACCAGCGCAGGCAAAAGCCGGATCACATGCTCAGCTCCGAAATTGTCTATGATCTGCTGGATCTCGCCCTCTTCATCGTTTGTGTAACCCTTGCGCTCCCGTGCATAGATGATAAAATAGCTTTCCACTCCGGCAAAATCGACACACTCCCGCAGTCGCTGGAGGTACCCCTCGAATTCCAGGCCGTTTGCGCTGGTTCCATAGCCACCGTTGGCCCCCATCCAGAAGATGTGGATACCGTTTCCCCGATAATGCCGGGCGGCGAAGGTCTCCAGCTCCGTCCCGGCGGGAATTTCAACGGCCTGCCCATCCTCGGCGCGGCGGATGTAAAAGGTAGTCCCATCTGTGGTATCCGCCTTGTAGTCCCGGCTGAGATAGCACTGGATGCCGTCCACATAGCAGGGGTTCAGTCCCGCGTCGCCGTAACGCAGCAGCTTTGCGATTTTGCCCGATCTGGTTGGCAGACCGTCCATCACCGCCCCAATAGCCACTTTTTCCAGAGAAGAGGCAGGGAGGGTGAAACCGGGCAGCAGCACCGGATCGGAGCCCTGCCGTGCCTGGATGGTGGGCACGTCGTCGCTCATAATGCCCAGGTTCACAGCGTTCACCCGCTGGGAAAGCATCTGGGGATAGCTCATCAGATGCCAGCCGTTGACGTTTCCGCCGATGCCCTGGGTCAGGCTGTCACCCCAGCAGTATACTACGGCGCGGGAATAAACCTTTGCCTGCACCTGCTCCAACGCCAGCTGCGCCGCGTCTCTTGCCTCATCCGCAGCGTCATTGGCGTCCCCGATAACCGCGCTGGTCTCCCGGAGCAGCTCGATCAGCTCTGAAAATTCTGACGAAGACGCGATCAACTCATTGGTGACCACCGCACTTTGCACATCGATCAGAAAGCGCGCCGAGGTCAGCACCGTATCATCCGCGCCGTAAACCCTGACCTGCGCGGCCATTTTCCCCGCCGCGGCAGTGGTCTGCGGCGTCACGTCATAGATGATCGTGTCGTTTTCAATTTTGCAGTGGTTCAAAATGATATGATTGTCCGGCTTCAGACCGGCGAACATGGCGTAGCAGCCTTCCGCGATTTTGTATGGAAAGCCCCCATCTGTCAGGGTGATTTCAATTCTTCTTGCGGTATCGCCCTGTCTCATCTCCACCGTAACCAGCTCGTTGCTGTTTTGAACGTCCAGCGTAATTCGTTCAACAGATTTATTCACAATGGCACCCCCTTTTTCCCAACTATAACAAACGCGGCACTGGATGTCTAAACCCAGTGCCGCGTAATTTTGTCCCTTATTCCCAGGGGGTATCCTTGTCTTTCCAGGTGCCCTTCAGAGCGTTCCACAGCTGGCGCTTCATTTCAGCGCTGACCGAAAGCCCCTGAATATATGCCACCACATCCGCCTTGCGGTTATTGGCACCCTTGTACTTATAGGCAGCTTCAAACAGGTCCAGTGGAATGTCCTGGTTGTTGTTCCATGCTCTGATGCCCGCGTCACTAAGTTCGGAATCCGGATGCTCCATTTGGAAGAGCCATTTGCCGGTGACGCCCTCCGGATCGTCATGGCCGATGTATCCCAGGAGCTTGATCGCATCATCCGGAAGCACCTCCCCTTCCTTCACCTTCTCCTTCAGGTAGCTGTTGGCAAAACCATGGGCAACGTCAAGGGCAACTTCATCATCCGTGTCCTTTTCGCTCCGCGCGACCAGGAGGGCCAGGGTATCATCCACCTTTTCCGTGTCTCCGTTTTGCCATCCTCTGAGGATTCGTGTCCGGTACTGCTTGTCGGAAGCATCTGTGGTATACTGCCCCAGTGTACCGCCGGTCAAATCACGATACCACTGCTCCGCGCCCTCGACAAAGCGTTTACCATTCTTATAAGGGATTCCGCATGTCGCGAGCGTCGAACTCAGCGCCTTTTCAATATGCTTCCATTCCACATCCTTGTCCGGGTCTCCCAACCGTTGCAGCAGGGTTACAACGTTCTCCGCCGATGTGGCAAGGCTGCTGACCGCCGTGTCGCTGATCCCGTAGTAGTAGTCCCCGGAAACGACACTGTTGACAGCATCGTAGAGCTGCCCGCCCAGGGCAAACATTCCCGCCGTGGAGGAAATCGCTTCGCTGAGCACGGCCTTGCCAAACGCCTCCGGGGTCAGCTCTCCGGTTTCCTCATCCCGGTACGGATCAACCCAGCCCAGGGCAAAATTGACCAGCGTGCGAAGCAGCACAAAGGCGAGCGTGCCGCCGATGGTGACAGAAGTGATCCCGTTCACCAGCCGCTTATTGGCTTGCTTCAGGTCTGCCACCGTCGTGTTGTTTTTGTTCGCGGCAACGGCCATTTTGGCGGCTCTGTATTCTCCGATGGCGTCGATTAGGATATTCAGGTTCTGGTTGCTCTGGGTCTTGTACATCGTCAGCAGCTTCATGCCGCCCCGCTTGTCCCGCAGCATGTCAGAGCGTTCCGTGACGGTGTAGTTCGGCTGGCTCTGCCGGATGATGTCCGCGTGGCACTGCTCCACCGCAAGCTTATATTCCTCATCTGTCTGCTTCATGCCATTGCTCTGCACGTAGTCCTCCGCCATGGCCCACATGGAGGCAGTGGCGAAAACGTCCATGCTCTGGCACCAGTTGAACAGGTGCTTTCCAACAGCAGAGCTTGCAATCTTGTTCCAGATACCACCTTTGGATTTCAAATCAGGAAGCTCCGTGATGCCGCCAGCACCCCGATAACGCTGGAAAAACCAAACACTGTCATTGGCCAGAAGGTTCTTTTTCTGGGTGCTGAGGCTTGTGCTGATTCCCTTAGTGAATCCCACTGCCATACTCTTCCACCCGACAACAGCCGCAGCAGTCGGAATGGACGCAAGCTGAGACACCGCGACCCGAGGGTTAGCGCTCAGCGTGGCACTGGCCGCGTTCCCATAGAATTTGCTGAGAATATCGTCATTGGCCCGAACACCGGCCACGCTCTGAATGAAGTTCAAAATGTACTGCTCTCCGGATACGCCGAGCCAGGTCTTTCCGGCCCCGTATTTGGCCGCTACTTTCGTGTTGATGGTGGTTCTGGCTCCGGGCATCCTGAGGTTCCATATCCGGTTGAAATCCTTTTGCACCTGGGCGAATCCATAGTATTTGGAAATCTTCTGCTGCTGGCTGCTTAGCTCCTGGAAGAAACCGGTGAGCAGAATCGGTGCCACAGATTTGACGCGGTCCTTTGTAAAGCCGCTGTTTTCCAGATTGAACGCCTTGGATTCCTCTCCTTCCCGGATGTCTGTCTTCACCGTAGTCAGATCTCTGTGGATCGGGACATACCCGTCAACAAGGTTCGGTTTATAACCGTACATCTGGAGATACACGTCCGTCATGAGCTGACCGGTGTATTTGTACCACCGCTTTGCCGTCTCGATGGCATCCAAATCCACATCCGTCAGCCGCTTCTCGATAGCGTCGCGCATGGCGATCAACCGGTTTTCAGCGCCCTGCACAAGCTCCATCGCTTGACTGCGAAGCTCGCCAATCTCCTTCTGAAGCTGATCTACCGTGCCTGCCTCCAAACCGCCCGCATCAATCGCATCTTGCCGCTGCCGAATCTCATGTACCAAATCCATGTAGCTTTCGCCGATGGCCTCGCTCAGCAGAGCGCTTTCCTCTGCGTCTCCATAGGCATTGTCCGCTTTTCCATCGTAGTACATCTTTGCGTTGGGGAGCTTGAAACCGCCGTATACAAGGGATCTGAAGCTGTCCTCCTGATTCATCAGCATATAGGCCTGGAGCATCATGTCCCTGGTGGTCTTCACCGGGTTTCCGGCGGCGTCCTTCAGTCCCCAATCGATCATTTCCTTCATCGGATTTTTCATCATCTGCTGAATATGCTTCGTGGTTTTCCGATCCTTTGCCTCGGTCAGGTGCCGGAACATCTGGTAAAAATCTCTTTGCACGCTTTCCATTCTGGCTGTTCCGTCGCTGAACATTTTTGCAATGGCCTTTCCCTCGTTGTCCTTGGAGAAGCCGCAGATGAAATTGAAGAATGTGTCCGGCCGCATCTGCCACATGCCATACTTTCTGACATTGGATGCAAATGCGCCATGGCTGACCTTGTTGTTGTCGATCTCCCTGGCAAGCTTCCGGGTCACCCCGAGTAGGGTCTTGTCCTTCTCCATGGAAAATACCCGGTTGGCATTGGTGATGGTGTACATCATGGCCCGCATGGTGTTGTAGACCTGCTTCAGCTGGTCGGTATTCATTTCATAAATGTCGGTGCCGCTGAGCTGGCCGTCCAGGTCATTTAGGAGCTGATTCACATGTTCGTCGTAGAACATGGCAAAAGCAGGATCATTCTGAATATTTGCGTACTGCTCCTTCATGCCGGAAATCGCCTGTGACTTTCTCAGGAGCCTGTCTCTCTGGCGGTTAATAACATCCGCTTCCCGAATACGTCCCTTTGTCTCGCCTCTGAGGTCGTTCATCAGGCGCATATTGGTTTCGCGGCTGTCAAGCGCATTGGCGGCAAATTCAATCGCTCTTGCTTCACTTTCCGCGAAAATTTCACAAAACTTCGCAATGGAGCTGACAAGTCTGATTGGGGCATGGGCTGTATCCGCCTTGGCCGGTGCTGTTGCCATTTTGTGGAACTTGTCGGCCATCTTGCGGATCTGCTGCCGGTACTGGGTTCTGTTCCGGTTCTCCACCGCCGCCCGCTGATTTTTGAAGGTGCCAATCAGCTCGTTCAGCTCCTGCTCCGCATCGTATTTCATAGATGCCCGGATGGCCTCCACCTCCTCATCCCACTGCTTTTGGATGTCGGAAACCTTCGTTTTCAGCTTTTCATTCTGCTGTTCCAGGTCAGCTTCTGTGCTGTATCGGTCGGAATACAGTGTGCTTTCTCCCAGCTTGCCCGCAGGTCTTGCGTGGTGTCCGTAGTGCTTCAGCACGCTTTCCGGCAGAATGTCCGGGAAATATTTGTTGACATAGTCCAAAAGCTCGGCTATACTGATGGTGGAATCGGTACTGGGAGCGGATTTTTCTCCGTAAACCCGGGGCAGCAATGCAGCCGGTTCCTTTTTTGCATTTATCGCGTAAAGGATGTCCATATCAGACAGCTCATTGCTGAATCTGTTCACGACCGACCGGACAACATACAGTTCTCCACTGTTGTTTCGTGCCGCTCCAATCAGAGCATAGCTTTCAGATGCCTCCGTTTTTTGCGCAGTCATTTCATTGATTCGTATAGAATTCGCAATGATCTCACCTGCTTTTAGGACAACCGGTGCATTAACCCCCAGCCGTCTGTCAAGACTATGCTTTAACCCTGGCGTACCCAGTACAACATTCTTCCCTATATCTTCCACATACACACTCACGCTGCCATCTTTGATATTAAATTTACCAATCCTTGCGGCGTTCTGTTTTGCCTGATACACCACATCCGCCCGGCTGTTGGGTGCATTCCCGTCCACAGCTGTAACAGCCATGTCCGGCTTGCTGACAAGGCTTTCATAAGAATACGGGCCGCTGTCCTCCCGGTAGTTTTCAGCCGTATCAGCAGTCACATCCGCCTTCAGCCGGTCATTCTGCCGTTCCAGTTTGCTTTCCTTACTCCCACTCACATTTTTATCATCAGAATCCCGCATGGAAAATTTTTCGTTGACATTTTCATTTTGATTGCGTATACTAGCAATGAAAGAATCTCCATTGGTAGTAGCCTCTGTGCTACTGCTCACCGCAGCATGTAAAGTCTGCGGGGTGGTGGTTCTTTCTGCTTTTTCTGCGGAGAAACTATAGAAATAATTTCCATTTGCTTTCTCTTTTACATTTATGGAAACACGGTATGGAGTGGTATCAGTTTCACCATATTCAGAAAAGTATATATCATTAACAAAATAATGCCACTGTTTCACGCCTTGATGCGGCTCCGTTGTTTTCCCGGTTTCCTGCTTGGAATAATTGTAGACGGATTCAGATGCTATCTTGTAGTAGTCATCTGCAAGGTCAAGTGTAACGCGCTGTTCTGTGCTGTTGCCGTGGCGATTTCCTCCCATCAATTTGCTTGCGTCTGACTGTGTACCGTCTTTTGAATCGTAATTCGGATCAAATTTCGCTTCGACATATCTAACCCCACTTTCATCCTCAATCCGTAATGTAATTGGTTTCTTCGACCAAACATCTTGGATATATTTTAGTATTCTCTCTCCTTTTGCCTTTTTTGGTGTTCCCTTCGGAAAATTGGATGCATAGATTCCCTTCCCGTCATTGGCATACCCACGGAAAGATTCGCGTGTTTCTCCAAATTCACCCGCAGGTTTACCTTGTTCTTTTGCCTCCGCCGTCCGGTAGTTTTCCGCCGCGTCCACCGCCATATCTGCCCATAGCTGCACCAGATCATCCACCTGCTGGATGGTCTTTCTTGTTTTCTGGGCGATTTCGCTGTCGGGCTTCAGCCCCTTGTAAGCCTGGCGCAGTTTCCCGGCAAGCTCCCGGAACCACTGTCTGATCTTGCCGAAGAGGCTCTCGTCCTGCTGCTGGAGCCGCTGCCCGATCCGCGCGGCGGCGTCCGTGTCGGTCAGCATGGTCTCACAGCCTTCCGCCACCACCTCGCTCCTGGCGTCCGCCATCAGCCTTTCCCGGCTGGCGTTTTTGTAAATGTCCGGGTGCTGCTGCTTCAGCTCTTTGGCCTTTTGGTAGATCACCGCCGCCGTGTCCGTTTCCAGCTCCGCAAGCAGCGCGTCCGAAAACTTTTGGAACATGGCCGGGCTCTGCTGCTCCATGAAGTGCGTCAGCTCGTGGGCAATGGTGTAGGCCATGATGCCCTGCCCATTTTCACCGGCATTCAGGTCGATGTGGATGCTGCCGTCGCGCAGGTGGTAGCTGCCATGCTCCCCGACTGGCTTCCCGCTTGCATCCGTCTGGCTCTGGAATACGTGGATGTTGACGCCCATGGAGGCGAGCATTTCCGCAGCCGCAATGCCGCTCTTCTGCTGCTCATTCAGCGTAATGCCCTCGATTTCCACGCTGCCGTCCTTGCCCCTCGTGACCGTGATGCCGTCATACTGCACCCCGCCCAGCTTCTGCCCGCCCTGGGCCGCCCTGGCCCTCTGGCTGGCGGCGACCGCTTTTTTCTGGGCCTCGGCCTTTTGTACCTTGGCGTCATACACCCGCCTGCCCAGATAGTAGCCGAATTCCTTCATGGTGTCGTTCAGCTTCCAGCCGTAGGCGCTGCCCATCGCCTTGGCAAGCGGCACGCCGTTTTCGCCCAGGGTGTACATCTGCGTCACCTGGGAGGCAAATTCTCCGCTGCCGATTTCCGCGCTGTGGGCCTGCTTCACCAGCTCCTGCGCCGCAGCGGGCAACAGCTCCATGGAGTTGATGGCGTGATACAGCACCATCTCGTCCGCGTTTGCGTAGCTCAGGCTGCCGTTTTCGTCCAGGCTTCTGCCCGTTTCCCGCATGATGAAATTTGCGGCTCTCCGCAGGGAATCCTTTTTGAACACCTTGCCGTCCGTCGTCTCCCCCTGAAGCCGAAGCAGCTCTTTCAGATTTGCCACATCCGCCTTCAGCTTTTCATTCTGCCCTTCAAGGGCAGCTTCTGTGCTGTATCGGTTGGAGTACAGTGCGCTTTCCCCCAATTTCCCGTCAGGCCGTGCATCATAGCCATAGTGCTTCAGTACATCCTCTGGTAAAACATCTGGAAAATTATCCTTGACATGATCTAACAGTTCAGATATACTGATAGTGGAATCGGTAACGGGGCCTTGAAACCCTGGGCGCATTGAGCGCAGCCGGTTCCCTTTTTTTGCATTTATAGAATATAACACTTCCATGGATTGCAGTACGTTGTCGAATTGATTTACAACTGACTGTACGATAAACAGATCACCATTTTCTGCCCTGGCAGCTCCGATCAGGACATAACTGCTGGCAGCTTCTGCCTTTGCAGGTGTTAATTCATTGATTCGGATGGAATTTGCAAGGATTTCTCCCGCCTTTAATGTTACTGGTGCATTGGTCTCAAACCGCCTGTCCAACCCGTGCTTTAATCCATTTGTGGATAGGATAATATCCGTGTCGATATCCTTTACATGGACACTGACACTTCCATCTTTGATATTAAATTTACCAATCCTGGCGGCATTCTGTTTCGCCTGATACACCACATCCGCCCGGCTGTTGGGTGCATTTCCGTCCACAGCTGTAACAGCCATGTCCGGCTTACTGACAAGGCTTTCATAAGAATACGGGCCGCTGTCCTCCCGGTAATTCTCCGCCGCGTCAGCAGTCACATCCGCCTTCTGCTTTTCCAGCTGGTTTTCTCGGCTGGAATGCTTGACAGAAGCATCATCCTGTGATACATTGTCTATGGAAACCGTACCACTGTTCGCTTTGGGCGTATTGATAGGGGCTTGTTCACCTGTCGGCGTGGATAGGTTTCCTTTTTTTGCACTCGCATACGCCGTCTGTACAAATAAATCCAAACGTTTATCTGAAACAACAGCCACGACGCGCAGACGCCCCAATTGTTCACTGCTGAACACAATTGCGGGTTTCCCGTTATATAATTGAGAAGATTTCACAATATTGGACGGGTTCATAATCACTTTCGGTATATTGACAAAATCGTCTTCCGTAATACTGCGCTGCCCTCGCATAGCTTCCTTTGCAGCATCTCCGTGGTCTTTCAGAATCTTGCGAATTTCATTTGTGCCTACAGAACAGTTGTACCCCTCTACAGAAATGCCAGTCATTTTCTGAATGTATTCGGCAAGGTCGGCATTCACCGCTCCAAAGTACATTTTCTTATTCAGTGTGCCGTCAGCGGCTGCATCACGAATAAATCTCCTGTACTGTTCTTCATTTTCATACAGAACAATTCGTTTGCTGTTTTCCCAGTTCTCTTTTTCGTGTTTTGTGTACTCCCGGAAAGAAAATCTGCTTTCACTTTCTTCCACAGTTTTTTCAGCCATCTCCGCTGTCCGGTAGTTCTGTGCCGCGTCAACAGCCATATCCGCCCATAGCTGCACCAAATCATCCACCTGCTGGATGGTCTTTTTTGTTTTCTGGGCGATTTCGCTGTCAGGCTTCAGCCCTTTGTAAGCCTGGTGCAGCTTCCCGGCCAGTTCCCGGAACCACTGCTTGATCTTGTCGAAGATGCCCTTGTCCTGCTGCTGGAGCCTCTGGCCGATCCGCACGGCGGCGTCCGTGTCCGTCAGCATGGTCTCGCAGCCTTCCGCCACCATCTCGCTCCTGGCGTCCGCCATCAGCCTTTCCCGGCTGGCGTTTTTGTAAATGTCCGGGTGCTGCCGTTTCAGATCTTTGGCCTTTTGGTAGATCACCGCCGCCACGTCCGTATCCAGCTCCGCAAGCAGCGCGTCCGTAAACTTCTGGAATTTGGCGGGGCTCTGCTGCTCCATGAAATGCGTCAGCTCGTGGGCGATGGTGTACGCCATGATGCCCTGCCCGTCGTTTCCGGCATTCAGGTCGATGTGGATGCTGCCGTCGCGCAGGTGGTAGCTGCCATGCTCTCCGACTGGCGTCCCATTCGCATCCGTCTGGCTTTGGAATATGTGGATGTTGACGCCCATGGAGGCGAGCAATTCCGCAGCCGCAATGCCGCTCTTCTGCTGGTCATTCAGCGTAACGCCATCGATCTGCACGCTTCCGTCCTTGCCCCTTGTGGCCGTGATGCCGTCATACTGCACCCCGCCCAGCTTCTGCCCGTCCTGGGCCGCCCTGGCCCTCTGGCTGGCGGCGACTGCTTTCTTTTGGGCCTCGGCCTTTTGTACCTTGGCGTCATACACCCGCCTGCCCAGATAGTAGCCGAATTCCTTCATGGTGTCGTTCAGCTTCCAGCCGTAGGCGCTGCCCATCGCCTTGGCCAGCGGCACGCCGTTTTCGCCCAGGGTGTACATCTGCGTCACCTGAGAGGCAAATTCTCCGCTGCCAATTTCCGCGCTGTGGGCCTGCTTCACCAGCTCCTGCGCCGCGGCGGGCGTTAAGTCCATGGAGTTGATGGCGTGATACAGCACCATCTCGTCCGCGTTTGCGTAGCTGATAGCGCTTGCCGGAACCGGCTCCGACTGCCCCGTCACGTTCAGCATCAGCTTCCCCTTTTCGCTGGAAGCAATGCTGGTGATCTGCGTCTCCTCCGTGCTGCCGTTTTCCAGGTTCAGCAGGGTCTTCCCCTTTGTCGGGCTCAGCGTGAAGGGCCTGTTCTCCTGCACCGCGCGGCCTTCTTCTTCCCGGGAAGCGGCCTGCGCCCCGGAAGTCTCGGGTGCCGCCGCGAAGCGCTCCGCGCCAGCTGTGTCCCGTGCCCGGACGCCGCCGCGCGCCGGGGCCGTTCCCAGCTCTGTATTCTGGGTATCGGTATCCAGTTCCGCGCTCTGCGGGGCACTCGTATCCTCCCGCGCGTCCAACCCCATTACCTCCCGGACGGTCTGCCGGGCCTGCTCCGGGCTGGCCTGCGTGAACCACTTCCCGCTTTTCTTGCTCCATTTGAAGCCGTTTTCCTTCAGGGCCGACTGGACGGATACATCCGGCTTCTGCGCGAAGGTGACCTCCGTGGTGCCCCGCTCACTGTTATGCTCCACATAAAAACCGTCGCTTTCCAGCTCTTCCGTCCGAATTTGCGCATCGTTGGCCTGCACCAGCTTCCGGATTTCAGACCCGGTCAGCTTCTTTCCGCTGTCAAGCTTCTGCTGGTACTGCTGCGCGAGGGTATGGCTTTCACTGCCCACCGGGCTTTCCAGCCCCTGCTGCACCAGCTCTGCGGAAGAATCGCCGTAGACTGACCGGTATTGCTGGGACTGCACCGCCATATTGACCGGCCCGCCGATACCACCCATGGCCCCGCCGGACACGAAGCCGCCGTATCCAGCCCACAGCACATCCAGCACGCGGTTTACAAAAGCCTTTTTCTCCGCCTCCTCGCGGCTGAGACCCTCCACTGCCATCAGTTCCCGGATTTCACGCTGGTTGTCGGAGTTTGCTCCCAGGATCATGGCATTTGCCGCCATGTTCGCAACCTCGGAGGCCATTTCCTCGCTGCCCTCGTTGACGCCCTGGATCAGCGTCTTTGTCATCCAGTCCCTGAAGCCCTTGATGTCGCCCTCCAGGAAATGCTGCGTGAAATACTCCACGGAATATTTTTCGGTTGCCACCTCGATCAGGCCGGAGGCCATGGCCCCCAGACCGATCTGCGTATCGGAGGCCCCTGCCTCCCACAGCTCCCGGGCCCGTTGGGAGGCGGTGCCCGCGCCCATGATGGCCGTATAGCCGTTTTGAAACAGCGTCGCGCCCAGCGCACTGTCCGCGCCGGACATGACCGCCTGATAGGTATTGGCGGCAACCTCCCCCCAAAATGGCGCTTCAACCTTTTTCAGTGCTTCCCGGAGTTCAAGCTCACGGGTCGCCATCTGTCTGTACTCTTCGTCGCTCAGCTCCAGGATGCCAAAAGCGGCTTTTATATCTTTCTGCTTTAGCTGCTCATACTCCGCGCGCATGCTTTTCACCTCGTCGCTCTCCAGCGACGCGATGATGTCCTGAGAGGTCAGTCCCCGCACCTGAGAAGAAAAGTCCTGAAGAGAGTGCCCCTCATTGTAAGGATTGTATCCCTTGCCGGAAAGGATGCTGGCTACGTCCCCGATGGGCGCGGTGATCCCGCCGAATACGTTGGCGGGAACGGACATGGCATTCAGGCCCGCTTTCCCTGCCCAACCGGCGTTTTGATAAGCATTCTTGATGTTTGCCTGCGCTTCGTCATGTACCCTCTGGTCGAGCAGAATCTGCATATCATCCAGATACTTCTTTGCAGCCTTGCTTCCCTGAGAGCCGAGCAGGTAGTAGTACATCTCCTGCTCCTTGTCCCTCATTTCCCGCAGATTGCTGTCTGGCGCGCCGCCGATGGCGCTCTGGAGCTCCAGCATGTCCCGGTTTTTCAGATAGTACCCCAGCGGGTCCTCCTTCCTGCTGTAGGTCCCGCTTTTTCCCTTGTCCACGTACTCCTGAAAAGCTGGGTCGTCCCGGTTGCTGTCATAGGCGGCGATTGCCTCCTTTCGCTCTGTCAGCCTCAGCGCCATCTGCTTCTCATCGATTTGCTGCTGAATCTCGGCTATCTTTTTTTCGGCGGCACTGCGCTGGGCATAGTCTGTCCAGTCGTATTCGGTTTCTTCGATCTGCTTTTGAAGCGCCTCAATCTCCTGCCGTTGCTGTGCAGCGGTCAGGCTTTGCCGCTGCGCGCCGGAGCCTCCATGCAGCAGGGGCGTTTGCCGGTATATCCTCGGCCTTCTTATAGGTGGACGTACCGCTTCCTCCCCCGCCGCCTCCGCCATAGGAAACCACCGGCGCCGCGCTGGCCGCCTTGATTGCCGCAATGTAGGCAGGGTCATACCCGGACGCGGCCAGCAGGCTGTCCGGAATATCGGCCCCAATCGAAAGCATGTGGTCAACCTGCGCCTGGGCAAGCTGCTGGTTGTACCGGTTATCCTCCACCTGATCCCTCTCCTGCTGGTAGGCCCACTGCTTGTCCCACTGAGCATCAGCTGCGGCGTCCCGGTCGGCCTGATAGCCGAAGTTCTGCTCCGTGTTGTGCATCCCGTAGTCGAATTCCTGACTGTTCATGAAGCGGCTGTAGTCGTAGTCGCGCTCGCTGTCATAGGCGTCCTGGAGCCGGTCAAGCTCCGAATAGTACCGGTTTACCTGGTCGGTGTACCGTCCGTATGCCGTATCCTCCTGGTCTGCCAGCAGGCTGTAGCGCTGCATCAGCTCATCCCCCTGCGCCTGGTAGCGGTCCAGGGCCATCTTGTAATACTCCGGGATTTTGTCTGTGACGCCCTGCAGATAGCCGTTGTAAGCCTGCTGCCCCACCATCTGGGCGTAGCTGTTCCCGTAGCCGCCGGTCAGCATAGCCGCCTGGCCCATGGTGTCCATCATGGCCTGTTTTCCCTGCTGCATATACCGGTCAACCATCTGCTGATACATGGCGTCGGCGTTGATGTCATAGTCGAAGGGCTTCCGGCTCTGGTACTGGGCAAGGACGTCCTCCATGGGCTTTTGCCACTGGCTCTGGTAGTCCCCCGGCTTATTCTGCTTGTGCTGCTGTACCGCCTCCTGGGCCCTGGTCACAGCGTCGCTCTGCTGGTACTGCTTTTTCTGGTATGGTGTGTAAGTAAAAGCCATTTTCATATCCTCCTAAATCCAATAATCCAGGTATCCGTCGATCCACAATACTTCCTGCTGCCCGGCCTGCCCGTTTCTCAAAACCCACTGCACCTGGATGTATCCGTCCGGCTTCAGGCAGACTGCGGCAAGTCCGCCGTCGTTAACGGGGCTGAGCCCCCATACCGGCGCGGCGGGCCTTATTTCCTCCGGCACCGGCGCGGCACTCACGGTGACGGGCGTCCCCGCGTAGGCGAAGGAGCAGCTGAACCCGGCATATACATGCTTTCCGATGTGTACCCGGTAGCCGCAGCCTGCGTACCTTCCCACCGCCTCCGATGTCTCCATCACCCCGTCCGCAAGTCCCAGCTCCTGCCAGCCGCTTTCCTCCAGGATCATCTTTCCGCGCACCAGCAGGGTCATATGGGCAGCAACATCCACCACATGGGGCTGCTCCGGGTATTTGCCGAAGCCCGCGCCGTCCACGCCGTCGAAGAGCACAAAGCTGACCGCCCCCGTCATAATGCGAAATACCATGCTGTGCTCGCTGCCCAGCGAATCCAGCACCCCCAGCTCCACATCGTAGGAGCTCTGGGTGGAGCTGACCACGCCGCCGATCAGCTGGGAGATGAAACTGCTTGCGCTGTTTTCGCCCAGCAGCGTCACCCACTGCCCGTAGGTATCGGCGGTCCCGGCCTTACAGCGGTAGCGCAGCACGCAGTGGTTCAGGTTTACACCATCCTTTACCAGGCTGGAGCAGTCCTTCCCGGCCCGGATGGCCAGGTATGTCCCCTCGCTGCTGAGCTCTCCCGTGGCCCTTGCCCGCTCGCACACAATGGCGCTCTGCCCACTGTAAGGCACGATTTTTGGGGGGCGGTAAGGATACACATAGATTGTCCCCGTCACCGACCGGCTGAACCCCCGGGCGTCCGTGACCTTTGCCGTGTAGGCTACCTCCCCGTCGTCCGCCAGCAGTCCGATGACCGCCGGATTTCCCTGGGCTCTGGCAGAGCCAACGCTGAAGTTGTACCCGGCGATTTTGGAATATTCGGAGCTTGCATCCATTGCCGCCTGAATGCCTGTTTTGCCCCGAATCCAAAGCTCCCCCAGCTGGCCCGTCAGGCTGGTGATCTTCGTCAGCGTCAGCCCACTTGCCGGGAAAATTGGTCTTGTCACGTCGTTCTCCGGCACGGTGAGCCGGAATACCTGTTCAAAGCTGCCTACCACCGCCGTGCCGTTCAGTATGGTGTAGGTGAATGTCCCCATGCCCACGGTCAGCGCCGGAATCCTTTTGGCCAGGTCATAGGGCGGCGTCCAGCCAAAGCTGTCGCGCATTCCCTCTGCGACCACCCCGGACGCGCCGTTAAAGCGGTATTCCACCCGCACCGTATAGGCTGCGGAGCTGCGCCGGTACGTAATGGTGCCTGCCGTGCCGCAGGTCAGCTGGAGGCTTCCCTCCGGGGCCCTGGCACTGGGCACGTTCAGCGTCACCTCCGCCGCAGACGAGCCGATCACCGCCCCGCCGCTGCATGTCTCGCAGGTGACGGTACACTTGCCGCTGAGCTTCCCAGGGATCTCCGATACCAGATCCGGCACTGTCCAGGCGTAGCTTCCTCCGGCGTTCGCCTCGATAAGCACCCTGCTCTTGGAACCGAAAGTGTAGTAGAGCCTGTGGGTAAAGCCTGCGGATGCTCTATGGATGTCGATGGCCAGCTTTTTCCCCATCTCCACCGGGTTGGGCGACAGCGTGATGGTGGAGGCTCTGGGGATGGTGGGCAGTGCCAGCACGCCCGCCGCGACAATGGTGAGCCATGGATCGCCCAGGGGGTACCTGCCCCGGATGTACAGGCTCAGGTTCACCGATACCGTGACGCTTTTCGTGCCGTCCGTGTCGTGGGTAACCGTGGTATCTGTCTGGTCATAGTAGTTCAGAGAAATCTGCGAGTAGCTGCTTTCGCTGATGTTGCAGGCGTTTCCGTTGGCGTCCAGCTTCAGCTCCAGCACCGGGGAACCGTAGTTGATCCGCACGTAGCCCGTGACCCATACGCCGTTTGGCCCCGCGCCCTTCAGCTCCACCCCCGTCACCCGCAGCGTGGAGGTGTTGTTTCCAATGTCCTGGGTCACGTCCAGCGACACCCGGGCGTACTTGCCGCCCTCCGACATTTCAATTTGCATGTTCTCCTCCGATCCACTGGAACGCCAGTCCGCCCCGGTAAAATATTTTGAATCGGCCCGTCAGCGTCAGCGTGCCGGTGATCTCCGCGTTGGTGATGTAGAGCTTATAGTCGGAGATATAGGCCACCTCGGTATCATTTCTGTCATAGAAGCTGAGCCGGTCGGAGCTGAACCGGGCGAACTTTCGTTGATCTTGGCGTCCTCATTGTTGGAAATGTATCTGGGAATCGCGCCAACCACGGTGTTCTTCACAAACGCGGTGTTCATCAGGTCGATGGCCGTCTGAGGATTCAGCCCCAGATCGATGAAGCCGTACCCGCAGGGACTGCCCTCAATGGGGAACAGCGCATCAAACACAAAGGGAAACAGCCCGTGCTCATAGAGGCCCGCAGCCGCCAACGGCTCGGCAATCGGCTGCCCCAGCTCATCCGTGACCGGAGATACCTCGTTCTGCGTGGCGTACAGCACGAAGTCGTCCACGTACTTGCAGTAATGCAGCACCTTCCTGCCGCCCTGATGCACGTGGTAATACACCTCGATCACCGTCGCCTTGTCGGAGGTATCCACGGTGTCATCGTACAAAAACCTTGCGCTGAGAATACCCCTGCTCTTCAGCCCGTTTTCCAGTTCCGGATATTTCTGCCGCAGAATGTCCTTGTCCACGAGCTCCGTCTGGAATACATACCGACTTCTCTGAATGTCCTCCACCCCCGGCTCCCAAAACACATTGAGAAGGCTTACCTTGTCCACCCGGATGTCCCCCAGCCCACCGTGCAGGCTGCTGTCCCACACCACCTTGTAGCAGGCGGTCCCAAACTTCATCTTTGACCACATTGCCTTGTCGTAGGTGGTATAAAATCCGTTCTGCTCCAAAACGCATGGAACGATGGAGGAAAGCATTTTCGCCTCTGCCTTGTCTCCCTGCTCCCTGGGCAGAATATTCGGCTCCGGGTAGCTCTCGATGGCGTCGGCGTGCTTCGACGTGACCACGTTGTGGAGCCACGCAGACACGGACACAAAGCCCCCATCCGCGCCGATCTCCGTCTTTTTCTGCTCCTCTGCGGTGTTGCGCAGCTTCCACCACTGTTCCGCCGCAATGATACGGGCCTCCGTCCTGGCCTTTCCCGCCTTGTATTGCTGCAAAATTTTGGAAAACTTCTTCAGCTGCTCCTTGCCAATGGGAAGGCTCTGTTGCTCCGGGACGCTGCCGCCCAGCATCCCATCCTGATTGATGTCCATATTGCTCCTCCTGTCATGTAAAATCTAATATAGAACGGTCATTCTGAGCCAGCGCGCACGCTGGCGTGAGAATCCCCCAAGGTTTCCGACCAGCCCGTTTAAAACTGATTGAGCGGGTCGGACAGTATTGTCCTTTGCTGCACCGGCATGATCGGCTTCACCGGCCTGCTCATGCAGAAGTACCGCCACTCATCGCAGATGTGATCCTCCATTTTGGTGTCCAGATCCTCCACCTTTACCCTATCGTACATCATCAGCGGCACCGTGCGGATGAAGCCCTTGCAGTTGCGGAACACATACATTCTCGGATAGCCCCGCTCATCGAATTGCAGCCGGTAGTGGCACTGCATCCACCCGGCAATGCGGGAATTGTCCCCCGGCGTGAAGTACACCCCGCACCGGGCAGCGGTTTCGGCGATGCTCTCCCCGCGGCTCTTATCCCAGATTGCCGGGTCGGCAACACCCTGAATGTTCTTTCCCGCCAGCCACGGATGCTGATGCTCAATTTTGTTAATCTCTTTAAACTGCTGATCCGGTGTCCATTTCACGCCCTCATTGGGGGTTTCGGTGCAGCCGTAAAGCTCCATAATGCGGTAGATGGTTCCGTCATAGTCCACGGCCCACCATGCGCAGGAGAATGGCTTTTCATAGCCAAAATCATAACTGCGGTAGATGGCCCAGCCCCGGCGGCTTCCCGCGCTTAAATCCAGCGGCTCGATCACGTGTGTCCATCGCCCCTGGGCCGCCGCTTCCTCCGGCGTGATCCCCGCCTCCTGGCACTTTTTCGTGTCCGGCACTTCCCGGAAGTCCTCAAAGAACTGCCCTTCGTACACATCCCACCGGCCATAAAGCCATGCTTCCCGGATTTTCGGCGGCAGCTTCTCCAAACTTCGAATGTACTCCGGCTGGGTCTGCATTAGGGCCTGGTTGTCGGTGCACAGCGCCTGGATAAAGGCGTAGTCCTCTGGGTGCTCGTCTTTTGTAAACCGCTGGTCGATGAACACCCGCTTGAAATAGCCGTGGCTGGGCCCGCCCGGGTTCAGGGTGTAATATGTCCGTTTGGGAAAGCCGTTGGTTCCACGGACGCAGGCGTCAATGGCAGTCAGCCAGCTTTCCAGGAACTGCCCCGCCTCGTCCGCAAACCAGATGTCATACTCCGCGCCCTGATACTGCCCCAGGTCGCCGTCACTGTCGCAGTAGCCGAAAACGATCATGCTTCCATTGGGGAAATAGAATATCTTGTCGCTCCTGTTGTAGACAGCAGCCCCGGCCAGCATCCCCTGCAAGGGGGCAATGTGGTTGTTGAAAAGCTCCTTGTACGTCCGCCGGGTGATGAGCACCTTGATGCCGGGATAGCGCAAACACATCAGCACCGCCTTCCACCGGACAAACCAGCTCTTTCCCCCGCCTCTGGCCCCGCCATAGCCCACATAGCGGTGACGCTCGGTGAATGCAAGCCGCTGCTTGGGGTTGGGCGGGGTCATTTTCAGGACAATATCACTCTGCAAAGTCATTGAGTTCCCCCTCCAGCTGCACCGTCACCGTCCTGGACTTTCCGTCATCATCCCGGGTCTCACGCCGCAGCTTCTCAATTCTGGCCTCCTGCTCCTCCCTGTCCATGTCGGACTGAACGTCCAGGATCGCTTTCAGGTCCTTCAGGCAGGATGTAAGCTGCCGAATCCCCGCCCTGTCAACAGGCGCATCCGCAGTCATATCCACCTTCCTGTACTCCGTCGTGACCTCCGTCTGCGCCGTCTTCAGGGTGGATTTCATGTTGATCGTTTTCTTGTCAAGCTCACCCACGGCCTTTTCCAGCTTGTCGATTAACTGATTCGCTAAATGGTTGATCCGCTTGTTCGCTTTGGCATTTTGCTTTGCAATTGCCTCTATTGTTTTCGCCACGGTTTTGTCACGGCATTGTCTGCGCAGCTCCACCCACTTTTCAGCCTTCGCCCGGTCACCAAGCGTCCGCACCGATACGCCGTATTTTGCGGCAAGCGCACGGTAAGAAATGCCGCCCTGGATGTATTCGTTTCGGATTTCATCCCAGTTCACCTTCTGCTCCACGCCCGCCGCCTCCTTTCTGCGTAAATGGTAGCAAAGAACACGTTCGATTTCTAAACCCATTCAGCTGTATTTCCTCTTGACGAAATCACGATATAGTGATATACTAATGTCATTAGGAAGGAGGATACAGTATGCCAGTCATCACAAGATTTTACGGAATGGTTGCAAAAATGTACCTGATCGGCAAGGAACACAATCCGCCCCACATCCATTTTCTATACGGGGAGCACAACGGCGTAATTGACCTGCAAACGCTTACCGTGATGGAGGGCGATCTTCCGGGGAAAGCGCTTTCCATGGCTCTGGAGTGGACCGAAAAGAACCAAAAGGCCCTTCTGGAAATGTGGGAAACGCAGCAGTTCAGGAAGCTCCCGCCGCTCATGTGAGCTGTGAAAGCCAGGAAGGAGGAAATCATGTTTCACAAAATCAGATCGGTAACGGACCTGCCCGATTACCGGCTCTTGCTTCATTTTTCCGACGGCACCGCAAAGCAGTACGACGTCAGACCACTGCTGTCCAGGGAGCCTTTTTCCGATTTGCGGTCGGTCAAAGGACTGTTTGAACAAGTGACCGTAGACCCCGGCGGGTATGGGATCTCGTGGAACGATGATATTGACATCGACGGGGAAGAATTATGGGCCAATGGAGAAACTGTCAGCACCCCATTTGATGGCCTGCTCGCTTTTTCCGATGCGACAGACCTGTGGAAGCTGAATGAAAGTACGCTGAGGAAAGCCATCAGCTATGGAAAGCTGTGCATCGGGATCGACGTATTGAAATTTGGCAAACAGTGGGTCGTTACACATTCGGCCATGCTGCGCGAATATGGGCAGCCTCCCGCTTGATGCCATGAATATGTTGACATTATGCATCGATGAAAATGCCATGCCCTTTCGCATTTGCCGGGAAATTCCCAACGCCGATACCATCGCCGCATTGAAGGAAGCCGATGAAAGGGGCGCAATCCCCGGAAGCTACAAGCGGTATCATTCTTTCTCGGAGCTTCTTCACGAGGTAGCCCAGGATGCTTGA